AATTGCTTAAACTAATTATTAACTAAAAAAAATTATTAAAAATGGGAAGAGTATTTTTTGATACAAGACTAAACATACACAGCCTTACAGCTGATTATCAAGCTTTAGCTAGTGATTCTAACAAAGTATTTATGTTAAACGCTGCTGCTGGTCTTACATTAACTTTACCATCTGTTGCTAATGCGCAAGAAGGATGGAACTGTGAAGTTGTTGTAGCTACTGTAACTACGTCTAACAATTACATTATTACTGAATTAGCTTCTGCTGACACTGATGTTATTATAGCACAAGGTTTAGAAGGAGAAGTAGACACAAGTGACGATGGACCTTACAGCGCTGGTTGTACTACTATAACTTTTCAAGGCACGCCTTCATTAGGAGACAAGCTTAGAATATTTTGTGATGGTACTAAGTACTATGCATCTATTGTTACTCAAGATGATGCAGGTGTAGCATTAGCTTAATATTAACATATTAAACCTAAACCACAAACAATAAACCTAAAACTTAAAAACGAAAACAAATTATTAATCATTAAAAATAAAAAAAATGGGAACATTATTATTTTTTAACAATGGAAACGAAGCTACTGGATCTTTTAAATTAAGAGACTTAACAGTAATAGAAGGTGGCGATGATCTTGTAAACATGTATTTTCAAGTAGGCTCACTTTCACACAAAGTTGTATTAGCTTGTGCTGATGGCGCTTCAGATTTGTTAGCTAGAGAACTTACTGTACTTTTATCTGGTAACACAGTGCAAAACGGTATGGTTGAAATAGCTAACGATGATACTTCTACTTATATTAACAGTAGAATTACTGGAGTTACTTCAATAACTGTTGACGCTGATCCAGCTTCTTAATCTTAAATGAGATTATCCGCGCAAGATTTGCGTGATATGAATATCCTTAAGTCTTACGGGTTAAAAGACGCAGACTTAGAATTATTAATTTATTTAGATTGTAAAAAAAGATTTACACGACAAGAGTTTATCGACGGTACATATACGTACTCATGGGATAAAAACAGATGGGAACGATTAAGGCGTGATGGTTGGATCGAAGCTTGGAGACATCGTAACAGAACAACAATTAAATATTCGGTATTTAAAACATCGTTTAAATGTTCTCAATTAATAACTAGAATATATAGAGTATTACTAGGTGAAGAAGATTTACCTATATCTGAGCGTAGTACTTTTTTTAACAACAAATCATACACAGATAAAGTTTATAATAAAGCTATAGATGATATGATAAAAGATATTGATAGATAATGGGGTATAAACTAGGTAAAGCAACACAACCATATATGACTAATGGAGTTATAAAATCAAAGCTTTCATTTGATAAAGAAGCTGGTGATAGTGATATATCTGTACCAGGTACACCTGTTATTAGAAAACCTTTAGCACCTGGTGTTATGGGTGAAGCGAATATGGATGGTAGTATATATATAAATGAAAATATAGTGCCTGGTAGTGATGAAGAAAAAGAAGTTATAAATCATGAGATGAGACATGCTACTGATATGAAAGTTGGTAAATTATCTTATGGTGATGACTTTGTAAAGTTTAACGGCGTTACGTACGAAAGAAAAGATATAAACGGCAAAGACATGATTATTGTTGATGGCGTAGCTAAAGAAGCTGGTAGCTCAGACTTTCCTTGGGAACATGACGCAAACAACGGTATGAGATGAGTTTTGTAACAAATATAGATGGTGTACCTGTTTACACTACAATAGCAGAGGCTGAGCTTTGGGGTAGTCAATATAATTTAACAGGCTATCACACTCACGTAATAAATGGACAAGTTACATATATGGGTGGTATTGATCACGCTACTATTATGGCAGCAATGAATCAAGGTCCTGTAAACACTATAACACCTCAGCAAGTGCAAAACGTACAACCAAATATTATAACTTCAATGACAACCTCTGGCTCAAGCGGAGGTGGTGGTGGATATTAAATAAATAATTATGAGTATATTAAGTAAAGTATTTTCAGCTGGGGCTGGTAAATTAGTGCAAGATGTAGGTAATGTTATAGATAACCTACATACGTCAAAAGAAGAAAAGCTAGCTGCTGAAGCAAAGATAAAAGATTTAATCATGGGTTATGAAGCTGAAATGCAAAAGCAAGTGACTGAAAGGTGGAAGTTAGATATGAACTCTGACTCATGGTTAAGTAAAAACATAAGACCATTAGTATTAGTGTTCTTAGTGATAAGCACAGTGTTGTTAGTATTTATAGATGCTGGCTTTATAAAATTCAATGTAAAAGACTCTTATGTAGATCTTTTACAATTAGTATTAATAACAGTGATCGGTGCTTACTTCGGTGGTAGATCACTAGAAAAAGTAAAAAAATAAAAATATGGCAATTAATCAATTTGGCTCAGGTAATGAGCTATTTATGCACGGCTCAACATTTTTATCTGGTGATGGGGCTCAGTTAGATTTAACTGGTGCTACAGCTAAATATTATATATGTGCGATAACTGTAACAGCAAACGCAACTTTTGAAATATTAGAAACATTAGATGGTGGTGAAAGACTAGGCTTAGGAGATACACATTTTGCTTCTACAGACACTGCAACAGCTCAAACTTTAGATACAGACTGGGGTGCGGTAACAGATGATAGTGGTAACGATGCTCAATTAATAACTAGTAGTGACACTGTTGCTGCTGGAGTTACTATATTTGGTATGTATGACAAAGTAGAATTAAACGGTGGTGGTTGTATATGCCACGTAGCTCCTAGACCTGATTATTTAGAAAGAGCAAGAGCTGCAAAAATAACATAAACAATAAATTAAATTAACTTAAATTAAATAAAATGGCAAAAAAAGAAAAGTTGGTTGACTTAAAACCAGAAAAAGTAACTGACGAACAATTAACTAAAATACAAAAGATCGTTAGCAATATTAATCAAGCTCAAATGGAAGTTGGTAGATATGAAGCAGGTAAACACACTTTGTTACATACTATACAAGTTTTACAAGGCGAGCTTAAATTAGTTCAAGATGAACTTGAAAAACAGTATGGAACTGTTAATATTAATATTGAAGATGGTACAATAAAATATCCAGAAAATGTCGAAGCTGATAAGAAAAATTAGTGTAGGTAAAGATTATAAAAACGACGCTATGCATTATGCTGTAGGTCAAGAAGTATATGGTGGACATACTATTTGCGATATAATAGAAGAAGACGATAAGTTTTCTATATATATTAAAAAAAATAAAGATGTTTTACCTTGGAAAGACTTCAACAAAAACATGGCTGTATCAGTTGAATATAATCTAGAATACTAATGAAAAGCGTTTACAACTTTGTTGTAACGCCAATAGGACAAAGATACAACAACGTGAAAAAGGTTGGAGATAAAGAGTTAATTGTTAACACTGAAATCTTCAACCATCAGCACGTTAATAGAAGAGCTAAAGTATTATCATTACCTATAATTGGCGATACAGATATAGAAATAAACGATGATGTTATATTACACCACAATGTATTTAGACGTTGGCATAACGTTAGAGGTATAGAAAAAAATAGTAAAAACTATTTTAACGAAAACACTTATATTGTATATCCTGATCAAATATTTTTATATAAAAGATTTTGGAAGTGGCACTCACCAAAAGGTTTTTGCTGGGTCAAACCTATAAAAAATCAAGACAAATACTCTAATAACGAAACTCAAGAAAATATTGGTATTGTAAAATATACCGATGGCACGTTTAAAGTTAACGATCTTATAGGTTTTACGCCTATATCTAATTATGAGTTTGTTATTGACGGTGAACTGTTGTATAGAGTATATACTAAATTTATTACAATTAAATATGAATATCAAGGAAACGAAGAAGCTTATAATCCAAGCTGGGCACAGAGCAGTTGAAGAATTAATCAACGTTGCTAAAGAAAAAATAATAACTAACACTGAAGATGATGTTAGTGCTGATAGATTAAAAAACGCAGCAGCTACAAAAAAGCTAGCAATATTTGATGCGTTTGAAATATTGAATAGAATACAAGAAGAAGAAAATATACTTGATGGCAAAGAGGTTAAAACTAACAAAGCTTTTAAAGGTTTTGCTGAAGGTAGATCAAAATGAGTTACGAACAAACATTAGTTAAAATAATAGAACCTGTTAAACATACGACTTTAACTCGTATGAACAGGGGTAAAAAATGGGAATATGGGTACAATAAAGAACATGATATTATCGTTATATCAAAAACTGGAACAATTGGCGAAATCATTGAAATGCAAGGTTTACGAATTGCGTTACCAAAAGTGCCAACCAACGTGTACGTGCATGCCAAACGTAAATGGCAAAGGATAGAATATCCAAAAGAGTTAGCTAAACTTAAAAATATATTTGACTGGAGAGCATATCCTGAAGAGGCTAAAGATCAATGGTACGATTATATAGACGAAGAGTTTAAAAGAAGAGATGAAGGATTTTGGTTTAACAATAATGGTAAGCCAACATATATAACAGGTAGTCATTATATGTATTTACAGTGGAGCAAAATAGATGTAGGTGCACCTGATTTTAGAGAAGCTAATAGATTATTTTATATATTTTGGGAAGCATGCAAAGCTGATAAAAGATGTTATGGTATGTGCTACTTAAAAAATAGACGATCTGGTTTTTCGTTTATGTCATCAGCTGAAACAGTTAACTTAGCTACAATATCAAGTGATAGTAGATATGGTATATTATCAAAAAGTGGAGCCGATGCAAAAAAAATGTTTACAGACAAAGTTGTACCAATATCTGTTAACTATCCGTTTTTCTTTAAACCGATACAAGA